AGAGTGTAGACGGATATCCGTTTAACACCTTGTTTCCCGGGTATACTTACGGAAAACGCATCGCCTCTGAAAACCACATCAGAAGATGCCATTTCGTGCCCTGCTAACCATGGTCGATAATCCGCGCTTTCGCGTGTATATATCGAGTAGGCCGGTAGAACCCGATCATGGGCGTAGGTTAAAAATGACCTACGCGGCTTCCAGGTGAAAGTGTCAAACACAGATCCAGCCCATCCGCGCTCTATATGAGCGCGTTTGGGTTCTGGCACCCACTTTCCAAGTAGGTGTCCATCTCCGTATCCATCAGGCCCGTAGATTTGAATCGACGGGTCGATGAATTTCAAGATGGCCTCTGTGGCGACGTCATCTCCGCACCTCCAGTAATGGTTGTGCAGCCTGAAAAGGCAAGAGACGTCAATCCTGTCCTTAACATAGACAGGTCGGATATCTATACCCTGGAAGTAATCCGCTCCGCAAGATTCGCGAAACGGACCCTGATAAAAGCTCTTAGATCGATTTACCTCAAAGCCGAGGTGCGTGAGCACTTCAGCAGCAAGGGGGTAAGCGGCAGATGGACATATAATGTCATCGCCGTACGCCAGGACTTCCTTCCAAGGAAGACCTGCCTCTACACAAACACCATAAGTGATCGCGTAGAAGATTAACGTTTCCAACGGAAACGTAAACCCGTTACCCATCGACGAGAACTTCTCTAGGCGAATCGAGGATCCGTCCATCCTAGCGTTTCCTGTTCGGAAACGCTTTAGGAGGTCGATCCAGTCTTCCGGGAGGAGGTCATAGACCAACTCGAGGGAGACAGTGTCACTCGCACTAGACAGGTCGATAGTCGCTAGCGAACCATCAATGGAGCCCTTACGGGCCCCACGTTGGTTAGCTGTTTGATCGCGAATATCGATTCCGCAGCTTCGGAGCCGAGCAGCCATAAAACGACCGATTCCTCCCTGGAATAAAGTATTCAGGGACGGTTCAACCATGACTGCTCGAAACTCTTTAGCCGACTTAGGTACGAAGGCGACTTTCCCTTCTTCAATTAGCAAGGGTGTCGGACCAGCGTCTTTGAGGGCTTCCGCCCACGCTGGTAGTTCACGCCAAACCATAGGTAAGGCGGGAACAACTTCACGGCTACAGGAGGGGTACGTGCCGAGCTTGGCTCGAGCCGACGCCATTCTTTTTGGAATTTGCGTCGTTGCACCAGGGCCGAAAGTGAGACTCAGTTCGGACAACCTAGGAGCTTCGCCGAGGATGAGAGCGATTTTCCGCACCGCGTGAAAAAGTACACGTTCGGTACGAGGGAATAATTGGAATTCCCCCACTCGTCTTCTTCGAAAAATCTCGTTGGTTTCCTTACACAGTTTCTCGGCAGCCAAAAACTTTTTGACGGCAACGGCTCGCTTATCGAAACCAAGGTCGAGGTCCCTTCTCTTAGAGAAGAAGGCCAAACCTTGGCGGATATGTCGGGCCGAGCAGTCATCAAGTTGATGGTAATCGACGTCAAGCAGGATAAGAGACCGGAGGTCGTCACGCTGAAGTAAATCAGCGAACGTACGACCGGCCTCGCCCGCTTGCGCGAAGTGCCTGAGCGCGAGGTCTTTAAGGAGACCATAAGCTTCCACCTCGTTAAGAGGCTGATCCCAGCGTGAATAACGCATTACATTACCTTAAGAAAGGAGTTTGTGGGTCCGGTAGTTAACCGGATACAGCCGCTTAAGTCGGCGCGTTCAGCAGATCGAAAAGATCCGGAGCGGGGCCCGTCGTGGACGGAGTGACCGAGGTGGTCACGCCGTTCATGATGTTCACCGCAAGCTGACGCGCCAACTTCCGGCTCGTGCTGTCCGAACGTTCGTGAAAGAAGCCCGTGGTAACCACGGTATTCTCGTACGCGACTTTCGGGGCGGCAGAGTAGCCGGCGGAGTTGGAGCCTGTGACCACCTCTTGGACGGGAACGACTGTTCGCATCTCGAGACGGTACACCCCACTCTTCAGACGTTCAAGGACCGCTTGACAGCGGACTTGAGCGTAGACAGGGACACCAGTGGCGTTTTCACGCCACGTAGCGGTGACCTTGTCCTTGTCTCGGGAAACCGAGACAGGCTTCAGAGTGTGGGACACGGGAGTGCCAGCGCCATCAAAGGCGACAAGGTCTGCAATAGCAGCCATTTTGTTAATGTCAGTAAGCCATATCTACGTTGACAAGGCGTAGGGCAAGTTAGCGGGTGCTAAACCGCGGAAAAGCACTGACAAGGAGAGCCACTGCGGAGACGCAGTGTCGCCAGGTAGCCGACTCGTTTAAAGTCTTCAACCTGGGTTGAGGCACTATCAGCTCATTCTCGATTGTGCGGACTAGGTCCACACGCTCGTGAAACCAAGGGCCCTCCGACTCCTCAGTACGAGGAATCGTAGGGTTAACCCATGTGGCGCCCGTAAGCCTCACTCGATCAAAACGAGTAAAGACATACGTGGCTGATAGCGAAGACCCGAGTGAACGGGCTGACAAGTAGTTTCCGATCGGGATAAACCAGTCCGCGACAAAGCTGTATGGGAGTTTCTCCCACGAAAGCGACAGCGGATCTGTCAGACCAATGAGAGATATCTCATTGATATGGGTGACGATGGCTTTGTAACGGCCTTCGACACGGGATACCCCGTGGTACACGTAATCAGGGGACAAACTGCGAGGATTGTCTTCTGAATATACACGTGCCCGGAAAGTCATGTTGATGGGTCGATTCTGCAAATAGGCCAGATGGCCGACAGCAGAAAAGACGTCCTTCACGAGTGGCAACCAACCGTACTGAAGTTGGAGCCAATTACTGGCGAACCATTCCTGGGTCACCTCCTTGCGGGAGATGTTCTTCGATATGCCCTTTTTGGGGCCTACCGCCAGAGAGCGCAGAGCCTTGCGAACGTTACCTCCCCTAAGGAAGGTAGCAGCTCGGCGAATACGCTTTGATGCGTCAGTAATGGTTTGGATAGACTCCTTACCCTCCGCTAGAGAGACAGCCAGGTTAAAATCAGAACCTTGGATCCGTTCACGAAGCTTCCCGATTAAGGAAATCTTCATGTTATCGTCCCATGGTTTATGAATCAAACCTGTATGACCGTTGCTATTATAATAGCCTTCCGCATCGTTTCCGGAAAATTCGCATTTTTCGTAAACTTTGATCGGAACGTCATAACTTCTCCTAGCCGACATGACGTACGCATTCTCTTTTAGCAGCTTGCGCCGCTTTTGAGTGCCATGCTTTCGAAAAGTCTGAAACACATAGGTGCCATCCCCTTGCGGGACACGGTACCGATATGAGTAGACAATTTCTGGCAGCTTGACAATCACCGAATCACC